GACGATGCGACCGGCGGGGTCGATCGGCAGATCCTGATCGAGCGCGTCGCCGAGCTCTCGGGCGCGACGCTGGAGGAGGTCGAAGAAGCGCTCGGCGGCGAGATCCGCCACGGCCGGGCGATCGTCGTCGACGGCGAGGTTCGGAAGACGCCGGACCGGCGGTTCGCCGGGAGGTCGCGATGACGACTATCCAGTTTTGGTTCGACGGCGAACAGTTCGTTCTCAACGACGATCTCTGGGGCGAGTTTAACGAGCGCTGGCCCGAGGACGTTGAAAAACCGAACACCGAGGTCGCCGAGCAGATCGTCCGCGAGATCGCCGAGCCCGTTGGAGAGGGGGCGGCGGCATGACACCCATCGTGGGGTTGCTGGTCGCACTCGGCGGGTTCGCGCTCGGCGTGGTCGTCGCGGAGCTCAGTCAGCAGATCAAGCGAGCGGGCGAGGAGGCGAGCCGATGAGCACACTCACGCTGTTGGTGCTGTTCGGTCTCTCGGTGTTCGCCGTGGTCTGGCCGCTGTTGCGCGTCGCTGGCGAGCGCGATCGTGAGCGCCGCAAGGGTCGTTACGGACAGGGTGGGCGACGATGACGCCCGGCGATCTGGCGGGGGTTGACGACGACACGCCCGCCGGCTTCGACGTCCAAGCAGTAATCGAACGGTGGGAAGAGATCGAGGAACTCGGTCATCCGTTCGGACCAGAACATCATGACGGAGATCAACGATGAGCGACCGCACCAATCTGTCCAGTATGAATTTCTTACCGGAACGAGAGCGATCGCCAAAATTTGAGATCCCAGACCCAGTCACCAAGACTCCGCTACCCGGTCATTTCGAGGGTGGCGACGAGTCCGACGGTGAGGGGTCCGACGGCGAGGTTATCGAGATCGAAATTGACGGCAAGCCGTGGCACTGTGCCTACGAGGCCGAGTACGACGCCGCCCACGCCGTCGCGGGGGCGTTGCTCGCCGGGGCCGAGGAGGTCGTCATCACGCGAGAGGACGGTGATCGTCGATGAGCCGGAGTGCAGATAGCCCGTCCGCCGAGGACGTCTATGAGCGACACGACATCGTCGATGACCTCGCCGAACGCGAGGGAGCGGTCGGAGCGGTCTTCCGGGCGCTCAAAACCGCTGCCAGTGAGGACGACGATGAATAGCTCACCCGAGCTTTTCGAGCTCGTCGATCAACGCGCTCGCGAAGGTGGGGTCGTTCTCGGCAGCAGCGGCGGTGTCGGCCGCGGCGGCCCGAACGTCGGGGTCGTCGGCTTCAACCATGATGTCGCGCAACGTCTCGCCTGCCTCGTCGGTCGCCGCGGCCGCCTCGATGGAGACCGGAGCTCCACAACCCGCACAAAACGTTTCGTCGCCGCGCAGCGTCGTCCGACACTGCGGACATTCGGTAATCACCGGCCCCGCCTCGTCGGCGTCCGCGTCGGCGATCCCCCAGTGCGCGAACACAGCATCATTCATCTCCTCGTCGGAGACCAACGAATAGGTCTCGAACTGTCGGGAGTCCTTTTCCCAGCCGGCGAGGTGCTTGATCTGCTGTTCGTCCATGTCGCCGCGGATCCACTGGCTGATGCGGGTCGCGCGGAACAAGTGAGCGTGGATGCGGTCGGGGTCGAGACCGGCCTCGGCGGCGATCGACGCGATCCGTCGCCCGGCGTACTGCTGGGAGAGGGCGTCGTCGCCGGGTTCGTACTGTTGGCGCTTGTGAAAGAGCGCGGCGTCGGGGTCGTCCGGCCGGGGATGGTCGTCGAGCCAGTTGGCGACGTACCCCCGCGACCACGAGAGAGGTTGTGCGCCCGAGACGTCCTTGACGTTCGCGTTTTCGTTGATCGTGATGGTCCCCTTCCGCGTTTCAAAATCGACATGACAAACCCGAAACGACAGCACCGCACCGATCCGCAGCGATGTATCGGCGAGGACGGCGATCAATGCCCGGTCGCGGGGGTTGGGGGCGGCATCGAGCACCGCCGAGAGCTCGTCGGCAGTGATCTCCTCGTCCGGATCCACAGTCCGGTCGGGCGGCGCACCGACGGTGATGTCTTCGCCCCACTCACAACCGCGCCAGATGTAGAACTTTCGGATGGCCTTCATGTAGTTGCGGATCGTCCCCTCCGACAAGCCGTGGACGTCTTCGAGGTGAAGTTTGAACGCATCAACGTCCTCGATGTCGACGAACTCCACGAGCGGGACGTGCGCGCGCTCGGCCGAGAGCCGGAGTCTATTGAGGTGGCCGACGACGGTCCCCAGCGAACCGACGCTGGCGTCGTTAGCGCGGAGGTGGACGACGAAGCGATCGATCGCGTCGCGGTCGCGGTCATCGAGATTGGCGTCGGCGAGTCGCTCGCGTTGATTCTCGAACTTGCGCCGGTAGCCTTGGACGTCGTTTGCGTCCGCCATGAGGTCAGGGATGGCCGGTTGGATTATCAAGGTTTGCGTGGTAATCCTCCCAGGACTACTAAATTTTCTCACATAATCCAACCGAGTAGCGGCGCGTCCGCACAGGAGGTGGCCTGACATGGCTGCCAGTCGCGTTCCCGCGCTCGGCGGGTGCCGCAAGTGCGGCCACCATCGGACTGTCCCACTGCGTGGTCGGGCCCGAGTGGAGTGTCCGAACTGCGGGGCGATCCTGGAGGTGGAGCGGTGAGCGACGCACAGCAAGCGACGCTCGCCGAGGTGACGCGCGCGGTTCGCGAGCAACACCTCGTTTGGACGCCGAACAACCCCGACCGCGGTGCGACGGAACCCGAACTCCATGAACCGGCGCTCAGTAACTACTTCCGAAACCCCCAGTCGTTGCCGTACGAGGTGCCGATGTCCGGGTCCGAGGGCGACGCTCGCGACCAGCACCGGACCTGGTACTGGCTCGAACACGACTTCGGCCGATTCGTCTGCCCCGACTGCGATCGGTCGGCCGAAGAGGTCCGATCGGTAGATGTTCATCACATCGACGAGAACCCGCACAACGGTGCGCCCGAGAACCTCGTCGCACTGTGTCGGCGGTGTCACACGGCGCGCCACAGCGATGGCGACGGGCTCGGGTTGTCGTCGCTGACCGTCAAGGAGTGGCAAGAGCGGTTCGTCGCCGAACTCGGCGGAGGTGGCGACTGATGTTCCGCGGTATCGTCGGCCTCTGTAAGGGCGACCCCGACGGCGAGATCAAGAACAACCGCGGTCGGACGAACATCCAGGGCGAGCGCATCGAGAGCTTCGATGACGGCTCGCTCGTCACCGGATCGGCGTCGGGCGTCGTGACGCGAGATCGCGACGTCCCGGTGGTCGGCGAGGACTTCATCACGACCGAACGCGAGAAAGAGTCCCGAGAGGTCTACGTCGAGTTCCTCGCCGACCTGCCGGGCGGCTGGATCACCGTGGATTCGTCGGACGGCGAGTTCCTGTGGGACTTTCTCGCGCTCAAACACGGTGTCGAGATCGAGCGCGCGGAGATCGACGTCAACGCACTCGCGAGCGAGATCCGCGAATGGGGCGACGCCGAAGTGTGGCAGTCCCAGACCGACTGGGGGTTTACCGAAGACGAGTTCTCTGCCGGCGGCGTGACCATTGCCTATCACAGCGACGCAAGCTGGCCGAGCGGTGATCGGGCCGGCCAGCTCGGGTTCGAGGGGGTGTGGGATGGTGTGCATGTTCGCGGTACCGTCGCGCGGAGTGGGTACCTCGCGCTCTACGACGGCGACACCGACGAGCTCGCCGGGCAGTTCGTGAGCGAGGTGTTGGTTCCGCACTGTTCGATTCCCGAGGACGACCAAGAGACGTTGGGAGGTGCATCGTCGTGAGCCAGCGAGCGCCCCAACACCGGCCCGAGCAGCACGCTCGCGACACCGACGATGACGAGAGCGCCACCGACCGCGAGATCGATCGCGACGTGCTGTACGCGCGCGGGCGGACGAAGTGCGGCCAGGTTGAGCGCCGACGGCTGTTGGAGGAGGCCGGCCGCGAGGACGCGGTAACGTTCGTCGGTGAAGCGGCCGCGGCCGGTCGACAGGCCGAGCAGCTCGAGGATCAGGAAGGTGACGATCATGAGTGATACAGGAATCGACAGCGGAGCGCTTGGTGACTTGTTTGACCGCGTAGAGCGGCTGGAAAACGAAGTCGAGAGGATCGAGGAAGACAGAGCCTGCGAGACCGACCCATTGGAGTACTCGACAGATGGAGATCCCGAGCAACGGACGCGGATCAAAACCATCAAGCAGGTTATCGAACTCGCCGACGCGCATAACGATCAGGGCGCTCCGCTCCAAGACGTCTACTCCATCACCGTCATTCTCGGGATCGAGTCTGACGAGGTGAGTGACGAGATCGAGAAGCTTTGCCGACAGGGTGAGATCTACGAACCGGTCCCCGATGTGGTGAGAGTGACATGAGTCAGTCATCGCCAGAAGAACTGACTCGCGAGGAGCTCGAAAGCGAGGTCTGCCAGTTGCGAGAGAGGATGCGGCAGACTCAGACCGACGTCGCCTTTCTGAAGAAGGCGCTGGTCACGCTCACTGATGCCGACCTCGGCGACGAACTGGGTGTGAGAGGGGTGTCCGACGCCGCCGAACGGACCCGAGCCGAGATCGACGACCTCGAAACGGCGGTCGCGAGCCACGGCGAGACCCTCAACACGATCGCCGACGTCGGTGATGAAAAAACCTCCCAGAAGGAGAAACTCGGTGCGATCGTCGCGTACGCGAACCAAGCCCGCGGCAACTCCTCGAAGGCGCTCGTCACGCCCAAAGAGATCGCCGGCGCGACCGGCTGTTCAAAGCGGTACGCCTACGACCTCGTCGACGAGATCGGCGGGCTTCGCGAAGACGGTTCCGGCGGCGGCTACGAAGAGGGCGAGTACCCGTGGGCCGCCGTCAGGAAGGCCCAGACTGTCCCGACCGGGAGCGGAGGAGAGCGGAAAGAGAAGGGTCTCAAGATCGACTTCGATCGAGTTCAACGGGACCCGGACGCTTTGAACTGGTTCAACAACGGATCAGGGGGGAACGGGTCAGAATGATCCCCCGAACAGGAGGAGGGAAACCACCTCCCTTGAGATAGGAGAAAGTACGGTTGCAGTGTGGTGTGTATGTATGTGTTGAGTAGCTGTGGGTAAATCCACTCAACGCCGCTACACGCCTTCTGCAACCGCTCTCCTTCTGGTTCAATCGGCGCGAATCCGTTGTTGAACCAGTTCAATCCACAAGATCGTGATACGAAAGCTCGGAATAAACGAAAACCGCAAGACGACAATCCAATGGCAAACATCATCCGCGTCAAGTCGGCGTCGAACAGCGCGAACGAATACCGCATCCCCGCGAACACGGTCACCCCTCACGAGGGTATCGGCGGGCAGGATCATGTGGCTGCATCCGGCTCGACCGCCGTCGGTCGTGTCGTCTCCGGGATCGACGAGTGGGCCTACACCGGTGCGAAGGGCCAGATCGAGGCCTCGGATCCGCGGGACCTCCTACTCTCGGTCAACGGTGGCGAGTGGACGCCGTCGACGAAGTTCGGCGCGATCGCGATGGACGGCAGCGAGAGCACCGACACCGACGCCGAACCCTCGGAATCGACACCCGCGCCCGAACCATCGCCGGCCGAGGGCTACCGCCCCACCGAGGCCGGCACACGTATCTGGGAGATCCCTGACGCGCGCAATCAGGACCAGCGCCCGGTCCATACGACGCGGCCGGTCGAGCTCTGGGTGGCTCCCGACGGCGAGGACTCGGCACCGGGCACCCGTCGCGACCCGATCCACTCGCTCCACGAGGTCGCCCGCCGCACTCCCACGTTCCTCTTCCATCGATTCATCGTCCACCTTACACCCGGCGTCCACGAAAACCCGGGCGGCGGTGGCATGACTCTCGGCCCGCACGTTCAGGGCTTTTTCACCGCTTCGCGTCGCGGCTTCGAGATCATTGGCGAGGGCGACAGTCCCGACGACACCACTATCCGGGGCTACCCCCAGCTCAACATCAACTTCTGGTCGCTCGGCTCTCGAACGGGGTCGTACATCCGGAATTGCAGAATCGAATCGACGATCCAGTGCTACCAGGGCGCGGGCTTCGGCGTCGAGGACTGCACCGTCAACCCGCCGGCCGGCGACCGGGGGTATGACTCCTACGGTGGCCGGATGTGGCTCAAAGCCGTCGAGTTCCGCGATACCGACTGGATCGTCAACCTCCCGGAGGGTGGTGAGGTCCTCCTGGATGGGTGCTCGGGAGCACCCCGCGAGGGCGTCGTGATGGGGAAACGCGGCACCGTTCGGGATGGGTACGGCAACGACTTCGGTCGCGGGGGCGAGGGGTGGGCCGCACAAGTCAACCCCAGCCTGCCGGTCTCGGTCGTGCACGGAGTCGACGAACGATGACCGAGCGCCAGACCGACCGAGTGCGGGTCGGCCAGACCTTCGCCCGCGAACAGCGCCGCCGCGGCCTCGGCGGGCCTGGCTGTGTCGACTGCGGCGTCCCCGCAGCCGCTCGGGAGATGATCGGCACGGCCGCCGCGCGGCTACGCCTGTGCCCGGAGTGTCGGATGCATCGTGAGATCGCCGAGCGGCGGGAGGTGAGCCGATGAGAAATCCGATCGGTGCAGTAGTGTGCGCCCTTCTCGGGCACAACTACCAGGATTTCTACCACCATTATGTCATGCACAGTGAGTTTGCGTACTGCAAATGCACGAGGTGTGGCAAACGCCCATGAGCGCCCAACAGTCGGCCTACGAGACGATGCCGGCGACCGAGGACGAGGACGTGCTGTACTCCTCGCAGTCGGCCCACTACCACGTGGTCGCGCAGGCAATCCGGTTCCCTGGCGATCTCGACGCCGAGCAGCGACAACGCGTTCAGGAACACTTCGATAGCGGGGGGTTCGAGCCCGCGCCGATCCAGGTCACGGCGCGGAATCGACAGGGGCAGGCACTTCGCGTGCGTTCGGGGTGGGACGGCGTCCAGCTGCACCTCGACGTCTGTCCTACCGCGGCCCCGCGGCTGGCGTTCCGGCCGGCGCTCGCGGCGATGGCGCGGTACTACGCTGATCACCGCGTCAAGCTCGCGGCGCTCGTGGCGGTCGCGCTCGGCATGATCCTCGCGTTCGCACTCGCGATCATGGGGGTGGTCTGATGCGCGACGACGAGCGCGCGACCATCCGGGTTCTCGGCGGCATCGCGGGCGTCACAGCCGCCGGGACCGGCGTCTACGTTCTCGCCATCTCACACGTCGGTCATCTCGCGAGCACGGCGCTCGCGCTGCTGGCCGTCTCGCTGTTGCTGTTCATCGCAGCCGCCGAACCCGACTCGGGTGACGCACCTACCGCGGAGGAATTAGAGTGAGCGCCACGGACCGCGAGATCGACCACGTCGACGCGAACGAAGAACCCGATCAGTTCATCGCCGATGTCAATCGCGCCCTCGCGGGGATCGACTGCCTGCCCTACCGAATCCGCCGGACTGGCGAGGAGACGGTCACGGTGCTGATCGGCAAGCACGAGGGCCGGGTGCGCGGGACGCTCGATCGAGAGGGCTTCGAGACACGCACCTCTGACGTGCCGGTTCGAGAGGGGTACGCGGCGCTGCTGGAGGTGCGTCGTGCCTAAGACTTGTTCCATCTGCGGACAGAAACTCGATCCGAACCCGCTCTCGGGACCAGCCCACGCCCGCAAGCATAAAAACCAGTTCCGCGACTTGACCGGGCGCTTCCCAGACGACTATGAGGAGGTGCGCGAGTTCTTCGAGGAAGAGATCGCGGCGTTGGAGGATTTCGAGTGAGCCGTGGCGATCCTCACCGAGCACGCCTACGAGCGCTGGACCGAGCGGGTGTGCTGCGAGCAGCGCGGCTGGGCACCGTGGGATCTCCCCGACGAGTTCGAGCGCTCGCCGCCGGTCGGCATCCCCGGACCGGACCGCGGCCGCCTACACGGCCCCACCGACTCGGTGCTGGTCTACACGCGCGACTGGTCGCTGGGCCCGCCGGTGGTCGTCACGGTGCTGTACGCCGACCCGATCGAGCTCAACGACGATCATCTCAAGGTCTGCGATGAGTGTGGTCTGCGCTACGAGGACGACGGCGACGACCGCTGCTCGTGGAGCCACGACCCCACCAGCCGAAGGAATAAAGCACTTGAAGCATGTTCTTACAAACGTCGTATGGCGCTCGACACACCGCAACCGGGCTGAATGAGTTTTTCCGTCGAGCGCCGCTCCCACATCGCCCGGAAGTTGCACTACCTTGATGGGTGGTCGGCCGGAGCGATCGCCGACCACTTCGAGGAGGAGGGCATCGCCGACATCAAACCTCGGACCGTCCAAAACTACCTCCGGGATAGCGACGCCGAGGAGACGATCGAGAAGGTCCGCGACCGGATGGCCGAAGAGGACCTCCGGATCGCCGAGACCCTCCAGCGCAAGCACGACCGGGCCCGCGAAGCGGAGCGGAACGCCGACAAGGAGGTCCCGATCCAGCGGGTGTTCCCGGAGACCGAGCAGGTCGCTCGCGATCGCAAATCGGAGTTCCGGTGGCCAGTGTGGGAACGGATCGAACCGGGCGACGCGGACTGGCCCGAGCGGGCGACGCCTGGCCGGGACGTCCTGATCCGGTTTACCGACGGGATGACGACCGTCCGGCCGGGCGAGCGCTACCCGGTCAAGGGGATCGACGGCGAACCGAAGTACACCACCGAGTTCGTTGGCCTCGAGGAGGTCAAAAACGAGAAGGCCCGCGCGTTCCGTCGGCAGGAACAGGCCGATCACCTCGAAAAGAAGGCCACGGCCCTCGGCATCGACGAGGACCAGGTCAACGTTGACGTCGGTGGGTCGATCGACATCGACCACTCGGTGCCCGAGGAGATCGTGGCGGCGGTCGTCGGCGCATCGCACAACCGACTCGACAACAATGCGGACGGAGGCAGGGTAGCGGGCGGCGAGCAAACTGCCGAGGCGGACAATGGACCATGATACTCTCACCACTGACAGGGCTGAGGACGGATGAACCGACGCGAACTCATGAACATCGCCGGGACGTTCGCACTGATCGTGTTGGTGGTGATGACTGCCGCGTCTTGGTGGGCGCAGCGGCCGATCACCGACCGGACGCTGGCGATCTTCGCCGTGGTGCTGTGGGCGACGCTCCAGATCGACATCTCCGCGTTGCTCCCGTTCGACGTCGTCGCGCCCGACCGGTCGGACGACGAGGAGGGGTGACATGATCTCACCTCGACTCGCGGTCAAGGCACTCGGCATCGTCACCGGGTTCCTCCTGATCGGCTATGGGTTCTCGATCAAATACCTGGATCGATACGACGCCGTCTCCGATCGGTACGCGACCGCGATCTCGACGGTCGGACTGTTGCTCGTGCTCGTCGCGACGGCTGGGGCCGTGGCCTGGACGCGATGGGGGCTCGCGATCGAGGGTACGGCGTACGTGTCGGGGCTGGTCGGCGGCACCTGGGCGTTCCGACGCATCACGACCCATCAACAGCGATATTCGGAGGCCTGATATGAACTGGCAGCGGTACCTCCCACGGAAACGCGAGGGTGGCAAGTATCAGGGGCCGCTTTCGACCTATCGAGAGCACCACTCCACGATCCTCGGTCTCGTCGTTGGCGTCGCGTCGGTCGGCTTCGGCGCGCAGTGGGTGGTTCCGGCAGCGCTCGGCGCTGCGCTCGGCATGAAAGGAGTCGCGAAAACGAACCGGACGAAAGCACTCAACGAGATCCGCAGGGAGCCGTGGTACTTCTGTGCCGGCCTCCTGATCGGCTGGTTCGTCCTGGGGCCGATGCTATGAGTGCCGCGGCCAGCTCGCCAGAGGATCTTGACAGTACTACGCGCACCGCCCTGTATCGCGCCACCTACGAGGACCTCCCCACGTTCGCCGATTTGATCTTCAGCGCGTCGTTCGGCCCTGACGACGAACCGGGCGACGAGTTCGTGCGCGGCGAGTGGGTCCGCCGCCGGCTGGAGTTCCTCCAGTCCTCAAACAAGACCTGCGACATCGGCCCGCGCAACCACCTGAAGAGCACCGGCTTCTACACTCACATCATGTGGAAGATCTGGCGGGCCCGGTTCAACGCGATGGCCGACACGGAGTGGGCCGACGGGCCTGCCAGATTCGAGATGCACTACTTCTCGTACAAGCAGAAGTCGGCAGGCTACCACATCGGCGAGGGCAGCGATTCGGTCAAGAATCTGATCGAGCGCAACCCCTACTTCGCCAGCCTCGAGGATCTCAAACCCACCGCCGAAACCAAGGCCAAGTGGACTTGGGACGGCACTCACGAGATCACGCTCACGCCGCACGGGATGCTCAGCCACGTCCGGGGTATCCATGCGGGGTTCGTCTACGTCGACGACCCATTCCAAGACCCGGAAAACGACCTCAACCCGACAAAGATTCTCAAGATCAACAACGTGTTCCGGGCGGGCGTCGCGTCGATCCCGAAAGTCGAGGACGGCGAAGAGCTCCACGTCACCACGACCCCTCAGACCGAGGAGGACTTCACGTTCGACGACGAGCTGCTCGACGACTACGAGCACATGGCCCAGCCGGCGATCACGAACCACGCGACTGAGGACGTGATCTGGCCGGAGTGGCTCACCTACGACGAGCTGCTGGCGAAAAAGCGGCAGCTCGGCGAGAAACTGTTCAACCAGGAGTACATGTGCTCGCCCAAATCGAGCGAGGTCGCGTTCTTCAGCGACGAGGACCTCGGCGACCTGATCGCGCCGGACCTGCCGGACTGGGGTGCGGACCGATCGCTCGCGACCGACGCGCCGCCAGAGGACCTCCAGGCGTGGCTCGCCTCGCCAGCGGTCACGGGCGTCGTCGGTGGGCATGACATCGGAAAGCGAAAGCACCCGGCTCACTGCGCGATCTTCGCAGTCTGTCGGCGGTGGTTCCCGAACGAGGACGGCGAGCTGATCGTCGAGCCCGGCGGCCACCTTGTCCAGCTCCACCAGAGGTGGATGGACGGGTGGGCGTACACCCGCCAGATCGAGTACCTCCGCCGGGCGATCGGCTTCTTCGGCGTTCGGCGGCTCGCCTACGACGACACGCGCGGCGAGTTCGAGAGCCTCGAGGAGCAGGGCAAACTCCCCCATGAAATGGAACCTGTCTCGCTGTCGGGCACCTCGAAGGACTCAATGGCGGGGGCGTTGGATGTGTTCTCGTCCGGCGGTAGGCTAAAGTTGCTACCAGATGGACGGCAAAAGAGACAGTTAGCAGTGGTGACGAACGACCTTGAGGCGGTCGAGACGAACGAGGGTCACGGCGAGCCATTCACGAGCATCGGCCTCGCCGCGTGGCAGGCCCAGCGGGAGCACTGGGACTCGCGTGTCGGCTCCTTGGAGATGTGACTGATATGAGTGATGCCAACGACGTCGCCGAGACCGATTCGGAGAAGCGGCCGATGATCTACGCCCGCCTCGGTGAACTGGAGTTCGACGTGACTGGTGCGGAGGGCGAGTCGATCGAGGACGTCGGTGAGGTGTTCGACGAGCGAATCGATTCGCTCGTCGACTACGCCGATGAGCTTCAGGACGGCGGACCGACGAACGGGACACACTGACCGATGGCACGGAACTCCCCGCTCACACGACTCCGCGATGGTGTCGCCAAACGACTGTGGTCCGGCGATGTCGTCGACGACCCTCGAGGGACTACCGGCAGCGCCGACACCTACCGGCGGGGCCAGAACGACTGGTCGCGCACCGAGGTCGCGGTCGCGAAGGCCGACGACGGACTGCGCCGCGGCACAGTACCGGAACACATCGAGAGCCCGATCAAGGGCCGACCGCGGAGCTACAACCCTCTCTCGTTGCGCCAGCTCGCCGAATCGGGCGTGGTCCAGAGCAACATGGCGGCGATCCTCGGCGATCTCGAAAACGTCCCGTGGAGCGTGGTCCCGGCCGACGAGGAAACCAGCGTCTCCAGCGGCGTGATCGACGAGGCCGAACAGGCGCTGCGAGATCCGAACCCCAACCCCGAGTCCTTCGACGACATCAACGCAATGCTGGCCCGGGACTTGCTGGAGGTCGGCAACTGCGTCGCGGTCACGAACCTCCAGGTCAAGGGCCGCCGCGCCGAGGTCGTGCCGCTCGACCCGAACACGTTCACGGCGGACTGGGACACACACCGCATCCTTCAGCATTTCTACCAGTACGCCCGTGCCGAGCAGCGCTGGGGCGATCCCGAGCAACTCGATCGCGACATCGTGCTGTGGGGGGTCTTCCAACCCACCCAGACCCGCGCAGGGATCTACGGCTACTCGCCGGTCGAGATGGTATCTCGAATGATCAACATCATGGGCGGGCTGATCGACAAGGAGGTCCGCGAGCTCGAGGAGGGGATGCCCTCCGGCCTGATCACGTTGATCGGCGAGGGGTGGGACGATCGCGACTACGACGCCTTCGAGACCTACTGGGAGGAGCAGGTCAAAGGCGAGCAGATGAAACATCCCTACACCCGCGGCGAGGCCGACTTCGTGCCGTTCAACATGACCTACGAGGAGCTGCAGGTCCTCGACCGCCAGCAGTGGTACGCGAAGCTGGTGGCGTCGGCCTTTCGGACGCCGATCTCTGAGACGGGTCTCGCGATCGGCGAGGAGATGACCCGCGCGACCGACGTAAGCCAGCGCCAGAAGTACAAACAGCGGGCGCTCGGCGCGATCATCAACAACTTAGAACAGCTGTGGACCACCCAGTACCTCCATCGGTGGTTCTCCGAGGACATCCGCCTCCGATTCGATCCGGGCCGAGACGTCATGGAAAAGCGCGAGCTCGCGGAGACGAACAAGATCCGGCTCAACAACGGCACCCGGACGATCAACGAGATCCGCGAAGAAGAAGGGATGGATCCGGTCGAGTGGGGCGACAGGCCGCTCGATGTCGCGGCCTACACAAAGGCCCGGATGGGCGATACGAACATGGACGGCCAGCTCTCCGGGACCGAGCGCGAAAACCAGACCGCGACCGGGCCAAGCGGTGAGGGGACCCAGCAGGACCAGACGCCCACGAACGACGGCGGCGATACGGGTTTTAGCGACGGCGGTCAGGAGGCGGCCGCCGCGAAGGGCTACGGCGGCGAGGAGGGGTACTGGCTACCCTCCGACGCCGAAGTCATTAGCGAGAAGGCACTCCGCGAGACCGACGACCATCGGCGGTTTTCCCTCCAGCCGGGCGAGGTTGAGGCGCTCGTCGAGGACATCGAAAAAGTGTACGCCGACGCGATCAAGCGCGTGCTGAATCGGATCAAAGGCAACCAACAACTCCTCCGGCAGCCGACCACCGACACGCAGGGGATGAGCCCACGGCAAATCCAGGCCTCGAAGAACCTCCCGGAGATGATGAAGCTCGTCAAGCAGGTGCTCGGCATCGGGTTCGCCGAGGACGTCCGCGACGTGCTGGTTGAGCACAAAGTCGAGAAAGTCACAGAAGGCGAGGAAGACATCCTGACCGAACTCCAGCAGGCCGGTCTCGACACCGAGGACGTCGAGCTTGAACGAACTCGCGACCGGGTGGTCAAGCGCATCCGCGAGCAGACGCTACGCGGGATCACGAAACCGATCCAGAAGCGCCTGGAGGCGGACCTCCGGGAGGTGCTCGAAGATGCATGGCGCGAGGGCCACCGAATCACCACCGTCGAGGAGAACATCGAGGACCTCTCCGAGCAGTGGACGGGCCACGAGGCGGAACGGCTGGCGCGCGACCAGCTCGGGAAGGCAGCGAAGGAGGGGCGGACCGAGTATGCCGAGGCGACCGGTGACGAGGTCGGGGGCTGGGCGCGCACCTGGATCGACAGCAGCGACCACCGCGTACGCGATAGTCACGAGAACATGGACGGCGTCACCGTGGGGCCGGGCGAGTCTTGGACCGTCGACTACGCCCCCGACGGCGGCCCGCCTGCCGTCCCCGAGCGGTTCCCTGGGGCGAGCCCGTACGGCATCCAGTGTCGCTGTGATTTCTCACTCGCGCCGCAGACGACGGTCGCGAAGGTCCGCAAGTGGGCTGACGACCCGACCGCGCGGATGCGAGAGGTCGCCGCCGAGCAGGACATGCCGATCGACGAAGTAATCCTCGGGGCGATCCTCGGGCAGGAATCGAGAACTGCGGCCGCGAAGCGGCTGGGTATATCAAAGCCAACACTATACGCCTGGGGAAGAGATGCTGGCCTACTCAGATAGCAATCTCAATTACGGATACGAAATCGGATCACTAACGAGGCAGCAACTGCGAGAAATATGATCGACACCAAGACAGATATTTCAATAACAGGTTGGCTTTGTGCTCTAGACTGGTTGCTCGCTACGGATAAAAATTGCAAGCCGAATCCGCCTACCAACAATATAGTTCCAAAAAATCCATCAATCGTACTACTAACAACTGATTCCAAAGACTGTGTGTTCAAGCCGCCACCCAACCTTGCCCCGGTACTTTCTGTGTCTATCTTAATCCCTCTTGTTCCCCTGAACAGACCAAGTGCGACTGCAATAGCACCAATTATGTCCATAAGCAATCCATAGATCTGGAGATCAGAGGGGTTTGCCAGACCAAAGGCGAGAATTGATATCCCGGCAAAAATATAAGCAGGCGCACGAGGCCAGAAAGCCTTGATAAACGCTCTTTCTATTTGCACCCCTGACTTAGAGGGGGAAACGGGCCCCCGGTCAATCTCTAATAAATCGAGCAGGGATAATACACAATCTCCCAAATAATAGACTAATTTTGCATGTAATGGTAGTTCTCCACGCACAATACTAATAGTAGAAAATTCCGAATTAAAATATTCCTCTCCCTTGTTTGTCATTTCAACCTCACGTATGCCTGTATAACTCACCAAATTAAAATAATTCAGACGGGAGAATGAAGCAGACGCTTTCCAGGGGCTTATTCTCTGCCCTACATCTCTGAAATACAGTGGGCCATCCGACCTATTTAGGTCCTGTAATATCTCGATATCATCTTCTTTGATCCAAACAGCCGGGGGGTAAGAAGTATCTAATCTTACATTCTCTGCAGAGAGATATTCGCGACTATTCTCCTCGTACTCACTCCTACTTCGAACCCGGTATTTGTTAGGGGCCGGTTCATCCAACATCTCGTACTCTTTTAATACATCACATCTGTAGGAAACATATGATTGTGGGAAATGAACATCCGGATGTTCAGCGAGATCCTCAGGAGTGGGAAGGTGAAGCCCGTCTCCCACGGATAAGATCTGGTCGTCGCACTGCGTCATTGTATACGCAAAATCTACGGAGGCAAATGAAAATGTCCCCATATAGTAGTATAACATCTCCGAGGAATGAAGGCGCGGACGGGCATCTGCGGCCAGGGAACCACAACGCCGTCGCGCCTACACATGGTGAACAGACGAACACACCAACTACGACGTGCGAACCGTCGTACGGTATCTCGACCGCGTTCTGAGACGCGGATTTTTCGGCTCGTCCCCTCGTCCCTGAGCGGGGGAGGGTGAGTGGGCCTTCCAGCCCATGCGCCACTCGGTGTTTTGTCTCCCTTAGTTTAGTCTGCCGTTTACCCGTTTAGTTTTGCTACACTAAGATATCGACACCTCCTCGGCCTCGGTGATGGCCGGAGCGATCGGATCGATCGGCGGCCCCATCGTCGCGAAGAGCGCTGCCGATCGCATCGTCAAGGCACCCGTGCTGACGCCTGGCGAGCCCGATCGCGAACGGCACACGTATAGCAAGAAGAACATCGCCGAAATCGCCCAGTCGTTTCTGCCCGACGGGTCGATCGACGCGATGCACGCCGGCGGTGACGTCGGCCACCCGACCGAGTCCTACGTCGCACCCCAGCAGCTCGACTTCGACGGCCGGACGGTCCCCGCAGGGTCGTGGATGATCGGCGCGAAGATCGCCGACGACCAGGTGTGGCAGGGCGTCGAGTCGGGCGAGTACCAGGGCGTCTCCGTCTTCGGTCCGGTGCGCGCGGTCTACGACGGCGACGGCAACCAACTCGACATCGAGGAAATCGCCCGCCCCGTCGGCGGCAGTGGCGGTGCGGGCGCACAGCCAGCGGTCGCCAATTCGTTCGCGGGCGGCGGGTCCTCGTTCGAGATTCCGCCTGCACCCGTGGGCGAGACTTGGACTGTCGAGTTCGATCAGGCGACACACGTCTCGATCGTCGACGATCCGGCGGTCCAGGCGGCGAGTTTTGTGGTCGCGAAGTCGGCGAGCGGGCAGTACGGCAGCGAGGAAGTCACAATGGATCAGGATACCGAAGAGCGGTTCGACGAACTCGAAGCACTCGTACAGAAAAGCGCCGAGTCGGCCGAAGCGGCGGCCGAGTCGGCAGAGGAAGCACAGACCGCCGCGGAGGAAGCGGTCGAGAACGCCACTCCCGACGACGACAGTGGCGGCGGTGGCGGGCCGGACAGCGGCAGCGACGCGCTCGACGCCGTCGAAGATCTCCGCGCCGACCTCGAGGACTCCGGCGTCCTCGGCGGCGACGGCGGTGGCTCGGACGACGGTGGTGGGTCGGTCGACAACCTCGACATCGACGGCGAGCTCGACGACGACACCGTTCAGGCGCTCGCCGACGGGGGCGTGATCGACGAGGAGACCGCCGCCGAACTCGGCGGCGGGGAGTCGGCCGTTGAGAAGCGCCTCGCGGCGATCGAAAAAGCCCTTCAGACCGGTGGTGGTCGCCAGGGCGTCGCCACACAGCTCGACGGCAGTGAGGGCGGGGAGGAGAACGGCGCGGGCCTCGTCGGCAGCGACGACCGCGCGGCGGCGATCAAACGCGCCGGCAGCGCTGGCGGTCAGGGCGGTGACGACGAATGAGCGCCGATGCCGGCAACGGCGAGGTGTTCGTCCCCTCGGGCGGCAGCGTGAACGTCAAGAAGTCCTTCGACGCTGCGTTCGGCGACATCCCGGACAAGACGGTCATCAGCGACCCACTGGGGATCTACGGCGAGCGGGGTTACGATGTTCGGCCCGAGCTCCGCAAGGCCTACGCCGACGAGTATCGCGCGATCGACGAGATCATGCGCGACGGCGGGAGCCTCCGCGGCGCGATGGGGCAGGTCGCGGCGGCAAAGGGGATCGACGTCGCGGACTATCAGCTCCCCACGTACCCGATCCAGGACCTCACGCGGCTCACGGACCGCAACACGCCGGTCTGGGACCTGCTCCCGAAGATCGCCCGCGAGTCGAATACCGTCGAGCAGGACTCGGTGACGGACCTCGCCCAGCCGCAGATCGGCGGCGAGCGCGCCGTGCCCGCCGACCAGGACGACGCGACGCAGGCGAAGGCCCAGTCGATGACGTACTGGCGGGTCACCGGCAGCGTCTCGGGGCCGATGAACCTCGCCTCGCAGGGCTTCCGCAACTCGATGGGCGTCGAACAGCGGAACAAGTCGACCGCGATGGCACACTTCGGCGAAAACCTCGTCCTGAACGCCGATCCCACGAACGGCGACATGTCCGGCGGGCTCACCGACGAGCGCGCGTTCAAGGGACTTCGGACACTCGCCGAGGAGAACGGCGTCACCCGCGACGCCGGTGGTGCCGGTGGCGCGACGATCACGCCGGACATGGTCCGCGAGTCCAACCGCCGTGTGGTTGAGGACGGCGGCGACGCGAACTCGGTGGTCCACGTCACCGACCTGAAGACCATCACCGACCTGAAGAACGCCCTCGACGACCACGATCCGGTCATCATCGAGGGTGGGCCGACGGGCACGATCAACCTCGGTGCGCGGTCGGTGATGATCGACGGCCAGCCCGTCGTTCACAGCGACTTCATGCCGAACACCGCCTACGACGCCACGGCGAACCCCGAGGGTCGGAACCTGCTCACGCTGGACATGCGCTTCCACGCGGTGCACGACCTCTCCTCGGAGGTGATGGAGACGCTGGCGAAGACCGAGGACGCCGACCGGTTCTTCCTGAAACGGTACAGCACCATGCTCCAGGACGCCGGGGCGTGGGAGTACACGCATAAGCTCAAGGGGCTCGCCTAATGGCCGTCGACGGCGTCACGGGCTACCTCCCGCCGGAGGACCCTCACACCGTGCCCTATCAGTGGGTCGAGGGTCAGGGCGTCCATCGGATCGCCAACGCGGTCGTCGACTCGCCGGAGTCGTTGATCCTCACGGCCAACCAGCAGGCCCAGCGCAACTGCGAGCGCTCGGATCTCGAAGAAGTGTCGGACGAAGCGGCCGAGGAAGCGCTCGAAGCGGTCCTCGATGACGAGGACGAGCGGGTCGCCGAGATCGTCGCGGACTACCGCGCGGGCAACGAGAACGTCGGGGGCGACGCCGAACCCGCGGAGATCCCGGACGATCTCGACCGCCTCGCCTACCGCAACGACGGCGAGACACCGGATCTCCAGGATCTCGCACAGGCCCACGACATCGCCGCGAACCAGTCGGCCGACGAGCTGCGAGAGCAGCTGGCCGACGTTCGTGACGGGGAGGCCGGTGGGGGGTAGCAATGGCGGCCGACGCACTCGAAAAACGGCCCGCGCCGTCAGAGACCCGGTGTCCCGAGTGCGGTGCGCCACCCACCGAAGAGTCCACACGCGACAAGAACCTCAGCGATCTGGGGTATCTCCACCAGGACGTCCGGCTGCGCTGTTCGGGCGAGGACTGCGACGAACGGTGGGTCGCGGGGATGCCGATCGGGGAGTTCGATCGCGACGACCTCGCCGAGGACCTCCGGTGTGACGCCTGCGACAGCGACCGTCCGATGCTGGTCCACCGGATCCGACAACGTGGCGTCGCGGGGCATGACATCGGCCTCGATCTGAAGTGTCCGAACCCCGAGTGTTATCGCTTCGAGCAGGTCGGTCGCGATCTCGACGACGAGAGCGTTACGCTCGTAGGCTACCCGTCGATTACGGGTCAGACCGAGGGGGCCGACCCCTATGGCTGGCAGGAGGCCGGCGATGAGTGACGACGCCGACGCCGGTGAGGTCGTCATCTTCGACGGCCAGCAGGTCGTGAAAGGACCAGAGTCGTTCGCCACCGTCCCGGACGACGACGATAGCGGAGGGTCCGGGTAGTGCCGACGACCTCGTCGGGCGAGACGGTGTACGCCGACCCCGGCGAGCTCACCAGCTACGTCCAGACCGATCCCGAAAGTCTCGGACTCTCGACGACGGCCGACGAGGACGGCGACGGGACCACCGACTGGCAGGATTTCCTCGAGACACTTCAGGCGAAGGCGAAGGGCCGGATCGACGATTTCTGCCGGCGCGATTTCGAGGATCACCCCAACGCCACCGTTGCGCTCAACGGCGGGAGCGGGACGTCGGTCCTCTCGCTGCCGTCGCCCGTCCGAGAGGTCCGGGAGGTTCGCGCCGACGGCAGCCCGGTCGACGACGACACCTATCACGTCGAGAAGACGTCCGGATCGCTGGTCTATACCGGCGGCGCATCCGACCGCGGCCGGTACGGCAACCCCACGGGCCCGCCGGTCCGGACGCGCGAGCGCGGGGAGTGGCCGTCCGGGTACGGCAACGTCGAGGTCGACCTCGACCACGGCTTCGAGACGCCGCCGCCCGCCGTCCAGGAAGCCGAGCTCAAGCTCGTCGACCACACGGTCGTCGGAATGGCCCAGAAACGCGAGGGGATGGTCGTCCAAGCGGACAGCTTCGAGATGGCGGTTAACATCCCCGTCGCGTGGAACAACGAGATCCGCGGGATGTTGAAACCACACCGCGAGGTGGGGGTCGCGAACTGATGGCCGTCCGGATTGACCTCGAAC